TTCAAGATGACCGGCCTGTATAGCGCCCCGACCGGTGTGGCTGCGCCCACGGTTAACTATGGCATTTTTCAGACACCCCTGGTCGCCAACAGCGTCAACACAACCGGGTTCAGCCTCTACGGATACACGCCCGTTCTGGAGGCCATGTCGTTCAACGTCGGCAACCAGGTCGACTTCCGCACTTTGATCGGCAACCAGTACGTCCAGATCACTGACCGCAAGGCATCCGGCCAGGTCACCTTCGAAGCCGTCAACCCGTCGACGTTCGACTACTTCACGGCCGCGCTGGGTTCCAGCTTGGGCACCGTGTCGCTGACCCATGGCACCGTGTCGGGCAACAAGGTGATCCTGGCATCACCGCGCGTCGACCTGCTGAATATGACCTACAACGACAACAACGGCGTTCAGATGCTGCAATCCAACTACACCATGGTGCCGTCGACTGCCGGAAATGATGAATTCTCGATTACGGTCGAGTAAACAAAAAAACCAGCAACCACAGCGGCCACCCGGCCGCTGTTTCCATAGGAGTAGTGAGCATGTTCGTGATTTCACAAAAGACCAGCTACACATGGCCGGTCGCCGTCGAATTTCCAATTGACGGCGGCAAGACCGATAAACAGACGTTTGACGCCGAGTTCAAGCGCATCGCGCAGTCGCGCATGGCAGAGATCCGCGACGCCATCACCAAGGGCGAGGTCAGCGACACCGATCTGGCCGTCGAAGTCCTGGTCGGATGGTCCGGCGTGACCGACGACCGAGGCGAGGCTGTGCCCTACAGCGAGGCCGCCCGCGACCAGCTGCTGGACGTTCCACTGGTGTCGTCCGCGATCGTCATGGCCTGGATGAATTCTCTGACAGGCGCCAAGCGAAAAAACTAGAAGACGCTGCCGCGCACTGGGCGCGTGGTGGCGTCAAGGACGAGACGGCCAGCGATCTGGCCGTTTTCGGTGCGACCCAGGAAATCGTCCAGGCAATCCAGGATACTTCGCCAGACTACGATTTCGAGGTCTTCGAGGAAAATTACGAGACGGTGGCGCTGTTCCTTCGCCTACAGACGCAATGGACGACATCCAGCGGCGGGTTCATTGGTCTGAATTATTCATCCGTCGCATTCTTGTTTAAAATTGAGGGGACCAAAGACCAGCGACAGGCGCTGGCTGACCTGCAGATTATGGAGTTCGCCGCGCTGCGGATTCTGAATGCCAAGGACTGACACAAAATGGCGCTGAACCAAGACGTCGCATTTAAGATCGCTGCAGAAGTGACCGGCCAGTCGGCCGTCGACCAGCTGCGGAAATCATTGGAAGACATGAACGGCAGCGTCAACAAGCTGACCGGCAGCTACGGCAAGCTGGGCGACGCATTCAAGGGTGCAGCGGCTGCGTTTGGTGTGTTCAAACTGGCCGACATGGTCAAAGATGTCATCGACGCTGGCGTCGAAATGGAACATCTTTCTCAAAAGACGGGTGTCAGCGTCGAATCATTATCTACGTTTAAGGCCGCCGGCAAACTGGTGGGCATGAGCCTGGAAGATCTGGGCGGAGCGTTTGGCAAGTTCGACAAGGCAATCGCATCGGCGGAGACTGGAAACAAGAAAGCGGCGGCTGCGTTCGGCGTGCTGGGCATCAGCATGACCGACCTGAAGTCCCAGGCCCCTGACGAGCTGCTGCTGCGCACGGCTGACGCGTTCAGCAAGCTGCAAGACGGGCCGATGAAAGCCAAGCTGGCGATCGACCTGTTCGGCAAGTCGGGCGCGCAGATGATACCCTTGTTGAATATGGGCCGCGACGCGATTGAATCGATGGGCGTCAAGATGACGACCGATTTCGCCCAGCGCGCTGTCGTGTTTGAGCAGTCGCTGACAAAGATCAACGCGAAAATGAAAATGATCACGGTGTCGGCCGTGTCGGAGCTGATGCCGACGCTGCAGGAGATCACCAACGCATTCATGAGTGTCGCGGCCACCAAGCCCGACATGGTGGGTTTCATGGACGGCGTCGCTGAGTCCATCCGTCTGCTGGCGGTGGCCGGCAATGCGCTGGCCTTCGGATTGAAAGAGGTCGTCGACACCGTGGTGACGGGTGGCAAGCAAATGGCCGCTGCCGCCACCATGGACTGGGGCAAGGTCAACCAGCTGGGCGATGAGTGGCTTAAACGCAGCAAAGACCGCGCACAGCAGGCTGCCCAGGTGCAGCAGGATCTGCTGAAAAATTCGCTGTTGTTTGGTGATGGCACTGTCGAGGAAATCAAAAAACGCCAGATGGGCGACACAGCGCCGAAGACCAACGAAAACCGCACCGGTCAGATCAACCCGGACGATCTGAACACGACCAAGGTCGACAAGTACAAGACAGCGATCCAACAGCTGGGCCAGGAGATCGCCAAGCTGTCATTCCAGAACGATCACCTGAAAGAATTCAAGGACGGGTTCGACAGCGCCAAGGCTGCACAGATGGCCTTTGAAACGTCCCAGGGTCAGTTCGTGGATATGACAACCCAGCAAAAAAGCAAGCTGATGGAGCTGGCCCAGCAGGTCGACGAGTATGCCAACAAGCTGAAGATGGCCCAGGCTGCGCAAAGCTACAACAAGGCCACCGAGCTGCTGATGGCCGAAGCCAACGCGCAGCGCACGACCAACCTGGAGCGTCAAAAGGCCGCAGCGCTGCAAGAGCTGGAGAACGCCGGGATCCGTAAGGGGACCGACCTATACAACGAGCTGTCGGCCGCGCGCATCAAGGCGCTGACATCCAAGACCACGGCCGACGAAAACAAGCAGATCGCAGAGTTCGTCCAGAGGTCAGGGGAGCAGACGGGAGCCCTGAAGGACAATGCCCTGGCGGCCAATCTGTCGACCATCCAATACCAGATGCACGCCGAGGCGCTGAAGATCGATGCCCAAGTTGCCGAAGCGACCAAGAACATGACGGACGAGGGTGCCGCATCCTTCCGCGACGCCGCCGAGGTCGTCAAGGCGCACCGGCTGGAGGTCATGCAGCTGAATTATGAGCAGTCGCGCACCTTCGACACCGGCATGAAAAACGCCATGCGCACGTATGTCGAGCAGGCAACCGATGCCGCGACCCAGGCCAATAAGGTGTTCACCGACGCATTCAAGGGCATGGAAAACGCCATGGTCAATTTCGTCATGACCGGCAAGCTGAATTTCACCAGCCTGGCAGATAGCATCATCAAGGACCTGGTCCGCATGATGGTGCAGCAGCAGATCACTGGTCCGCTGGCGCAGATGATGGGACTGTCGTCAGGCGCGGGTGGCGGCAACCCAGCGACCGGGGGGTCGGGGCTGAGTAGTTTGTTCAGTTCCATCGGGCCCTGGGCCAGCAGCCTGTTCGCCAATGGCGGCATTATGACAAGCGCCGGATCCGCGACGCTGCGCCGGTATTCATCGGGCGGCATCGCGACCACCCCCCAGCTGGCCATGTTTGGCGAGGGCAGCACACCCGAAGCCTATGTCCCGCTGCCCGATGGCCGCAGCATCCCAGTGGCCATGCAAGGCGGCCAGCAGCAGTCCGGTGGCAACGTGACCGTCAATGTGAACAACAACGCCGGCGGTGCCACAGCAACGGCGACACAGCGCACCGACAGCAATGGCAACCGCGTCATCGATGTCATGATCGAGCAAGTGAAGGCGGCGATCGCCAGCGACATTATGCGCGGGACGGGAACAGTTCCCAATGCCCTGGAACGCACCTATGGCGCGAGCCGCGCCGCCGGAGCCTATTAAATGCCAACCTTTCCGACAACACTGCCGTCGCCCATGACGGCCAGCTACAAAGCCGCAGCGTATGACCAGGTCGCGCGCACGAACATGGAAGTCGGCACGCCACGCATGCGCTTGCGATCAGCTGCGCAGATCGACCGGGTCGATGCCCAGTGGATGCTGACAGACGCGCAGATGGCGACCTTCCGGACCTGGTACTACGACCCGATCAATGGCGCTGCAGCAGGGGCCAATTGGTTCACGATCCCGCTGGCGGTGGGTGAGACGGGCTTGACGTCGGTGACGGCCAGGTTCCTGGGACCATACCAGGCGCAGGCCATGCCATCGCTGCTGTGGACGCTGACCGGCCAGATGGAAATTCGTTATGCCTGATACAACCCTTTCACAAGCGCTGAAGGAAGCCTACGCAGCCGCGCCGACGAACGAGATCGCATATCACACGCTGGAAATTTACCATCCAGCATTTACCGCGCCGATCCGCGTGGTTCGCGACTATGTCGACCTGAATGCCACACTGGAAGCCAGCGCGCCGAGAAACCCCAGCAGCCTGGTGACCTTCGTCGGCTATGGGTTCGACATTGTCCCTCCGGAAGTGTCGCCCACCGGCGTGCCCACCTGCACGATCACGATCGACAACGTCGCCCGCGACATCGTCGAGAACCTAGAGCTGGCCATGGCCAGCATGCAGTCGATCAGCGTGATTTACCGGCTTTATCTGTCGTCGGATCTGTCGCAGCCACAGAACAACCCACCGATGACGCTGACGATCATCAACATCACCGCCGACGTGTTCAAGGTGACGGCGACAGCCAGCTTCGGTGACCTGGTGAACAAGAAATTTCCGTCGGTGCTGTATGACTTGACCACCTTCCCAGGGCTGAAGCCGTGACGCACTGGGCGGCCAAGTACATCGGCGAACCGTGGGTCGCCGGATCGCACGACTGCTGGGCTTTCGCGCGCCGCGTCTGGCTTGAGCAGTTCGGCATGGCGGTCCCGGCCGTGGACGTTGACGCCAACAATCGCCTGGCATGCGTTCGCGCGTTCGAAGGGCATCCAATCCGGTCGGATTGGTATGATGTCGAAATACCAAAGGAAGGCGACGCCGTCCTATTGTCACAGTCGCGACACCCGTCGCATGTCGGGATCTGGATCGATGCCGACGGCGGAGGGGTCCTGCACTGTGTCGAGGGGCGCGGGGTCATTTTTCAGACAGTCGCATCGCTGCGCGTCGCCGGCTGGAGGGAACCGGAGTTCTATAGAAAATGCACGTCGTAACAGTCCACGATCCATTTCATCCGCTGCGTCACCGCGAAATCCGCAAGTTGACGGGACGTCGCCGGATCTGCACCCTGGCGCCAAAGACGTCGAAGCCGTTCATCGCTGTGCTGAATGGCGACCCGGTTCTGCGCAAGGATTGGAAGCGCTGCATCGAGCAGGACGACGTCCTGACCTTTGTCATGCTTCCGCAGGGTGGTGGTGGTGGCGGATCCAATCCGCTGCGCATGATCTTGACGCTGGCCATGGTCGTCGCTGCCGTCGAGTTCGGCCCCGAAGTCGGTGCCTTCATGGGGCTATCAGGGACCACCGCGACGTCTGTCGGGTCGGCGATGATCATGGTCGGTGGCACGATGCTGATCAACGCCATCGCCCCGGTCAAGACGAACGGAATGGCGGACATTCCTGCAGCCAGCCCGACCTATGCGCTGACGGCACAAAGCAACGTCGCACGCGTGGCCCAGCCGATCCCGGTGCAGTATGGACGCATGCGGGTATATCCCGATTTCGCAGCGCAGCCCTATGTCGAGTATTTCGGCAACGAACAATATCTGTACGAATTGATGTGCATCGGGCAGGGTCAGTATTCTGTCGAGGCCGTCAAGATCGGCAACACGCCCGTCAGTTCGTTTCAAGAGATCCAATACGAAATCATTCCGCCTGGCAGCGCCCCGACACTGTTCCCGGCTAACGTGTCGCAATCGACAGCCGTGT